ATGGCTGCCTTTTTGCAGGAGATGGGGACAAATACCCCGACTATCGGAAACATCTCTTGGTATGTAGCGGTAGATACCTACATTGCCCAGCAAAAGATGAGGCCCAATCTTAAACCTAGGGCCCTTGAATCTGCTCTGCTTTTCGCGGAGCATGCTCGCAAGCTGGTTGAACAAGATGTGGCAGCGGAAGCCATCACGGCCAATATGTGCCGGTTATGGTGGACCAAAAAAGCACAGAGTTGTTCGCCAAGAACGGCCAATGGAGCTCTTGGTGCAGTTCGAAAAATATTTGCTATGCTCAGGGATTCCGGGTACGTAGTTTCAGACCCTACCGCAAAACTGGAGAGATTGAGTCTGAAACCGACGGAATTTTTCATCCCGGGAAAAGAAGAATTTGTTCGTATTGTAGAAGAAATCAGGCGTGCTCCTTTACTGCGAAAGTACCGGGAAAAGAGCCTTGATTCCCCTGCAGCAGATATGGTGGCTTTTTTGGCCTACTCTGGTCTGCGGATTGAAGAAGCCCGACGCTTGGTATGGGGCGATATTGGAAAAGACTCCATATCCGTCCCGGCAATTAAACATGCAGTCAAAAGACGGATATTGTATATTAACCCAGCTCTACGGGATGTGATTGAGCGGATGAAAAAAACAAACAATAACTTGACCGCAACATCTCCTGTGTTCGTTATTGAAAACCCAAGGAAAGCTCTTACAAATGCCTGTGTCCGCCTGGGGTTGCCCCATGTCCGGGTGCATGATCTGCGCCATTTTTTCGCCACGACGTGTATTGAGCAGGGAGTAGATATTCCGACCGTGGCCAAGTGGCTGGGGCACCAGGACGGGGGCGCTCTCGCCATGCGGGTGTATGGTCATTTGCGCGACGAGCACAGCAAGGAACAGGCTTCCAGGCTGCGCTTTTGATTGTTTTGTTCAAGTCGTGGGCGTTTTTGTTCAAGTCGTGGTTGTATGTCTCCGATCACGTTCCGTGCAATGACAGGGGCATGGAGTTTAATCTTTCTATTGCAGATATGCTCCGCACGAAGTATTCGACAATTTTCGAGCGTGAGATTCAACAGGTTACGTCTATTCTTGAGCCGTATTGTTCCGTTCTCCCCGGTCGCGGGAAAGATATGGAGATTCCCTATGTGGGCAAGACGGAGTTCAAGGAGATCGGCAACAGATTCGTAGAGGCCAGCCCGCACGAGCTTTCCATGGGGAAGCGTGTAATTAAACCTCAACGTTATGCGGACTCTCTTCACAAGGATGATATTGACAACATCCTATTGAACGACCTTGAACTCAGTATCAGCGATTTTATCTCGGAAATGAAGAAGGCCGGCAAGAGGCTGCTTGATCAGGTTTTGCTTGGGGTGGTTCCCGATACGGATAATCCCGGAAAGTTCCGCATCCGTACAACTTCGGATAGTGTTTGCGGGGGAATGCTTGCACCTAATTACACGGGCAATTCAGGCGCCACGTTGACCAATCTTGATCCAAGTCTGGTTGTTCCTGCTGATTTCAAGATGGATGGGACGAAGAATCCTGCCGGGTTCCTGCTGGACCAGATTGTTGAAGCCAAGCGCATGCTGGAAGAGAATTACGCATGGGACGAGGCTTCCGGCGACACTCTTTGTCTGGCGATTTCCTCAACGATGAAGGCGCAGATGATCATGTGGGAGGAGCAGAAGAATAAGAATTACGGTTTTTCCGTGCTGGAACATGGCAAGGTGAATCCAATGCTGAATGTCCGATTCCTGGTCACGAATATGCTGCCGTTTGATGAGGACGGCAATCGTATTTGTCCGATGTGGGTCAAGAGCCGCCTGGTTCTTTCTCCGTGGGATCAGATGAAGTTTTCTATCGTGCGACCGGACAAGTATCAGAACCTTTCTGTTGTTCGAGCAGATGCCGCTTGCATGTATGGGGCTTCCAGGAAAGACGAAAAATCTTTCGTGCAGATTCTTTGTAAGGAGAAGGCGACGGCTGGAGCTTAATTATCTTTCCAGGGTATTCGTTGTTGTTTGTTCCGCTCCCTGTTTCGACAGGGAGCGGATTTTTTTGCTTGTTCAAGTTACGGTTGTATTCGTGCGGCAAAAATGTGTGCTAAGAGGGAGGCATGTTAGATTTCCTGGGCGTCACGGAACATTTTTCCTGCATGGAGAATACTCCGTTTTCCTTCCCTGCCCTGTTTCGGGATATGGCAGGGGAAGCCGTTTCTCTGGACGGCGTGATTTTTTCAGGGAGCATTGTATCCGCCAATCAGGAGATGGTAGAGATTTCCATTGAGAAGGGGGAGTCTTCTAATGAGGTGATTTTTTCATTCCCCGCCTTGCCGGAAGGAAGATGGTCTTACAATGTCCTGGTTCAGGCAGATGATGGTTCCCAAAGAATTTTGTTTTCCGGGCATATTTCCGTACTCGGTGTTTCTCGTGTCGCACAGTTGGCAGGCGGTCCGCCAATGAAGAACCGGACGCTGCTTGTCGCTATGCCTGGGGAAGCGACAATGCGTCTCCGTATGGAGTGGATGGCTACTACTGCTGCACAGGCTTTTGCCTATCATGCGCTCCAGGCTTCCAAGAATGCTCATGCGGACGCAGAAACGGCGAGCCAGGCGGCCAAGACGGCAACGGACGCGGCAGCCACCGCTGCTACACGGGCCGAAGAGGCGGAAGGCTATGCAGGGTCTGCCTGGGCCTCCAAAAGGGCCGCCGCCGCTTCCGAGGCCGCCGCCGGCACGTCCGCAACTAACGCAGCCCGTGACGCCAAGAGCGCCAATGCCGCTAAAACGGCTGTGGAGTCGCTGGCTACCACTTGGCCGGAAACGGTCAGGGAGGGAAAACAACAGATTATTGAGGCCAGGAATGAGGCTGTTACTGCTATTCAGGACAAACAGGCTGATTCCGTGCTTGCCGTGGGGCGGGCCTCACAGACCGCGCAGCAGAATATAGCCAGCGCGCAAAGTACCGCTGTTCAAGCCGTCCAGACAGCGCAGACGGAAGCGGTGGGAGCGGTCACGCCCCTTGTTCAGCGCGCCGAAACCGCCAAAGAGGCTATAGATCAGGCGGAGAGGCGTATCAATACGGCGGCAACTAATGCCACGACAGCGGCCACCAGCGCGGCTAGCTCCGCGACGGCGGCCCAGCAGGCCCTTGAGGCCATCCCAGAAGTGGACGCCTCCGGCAACATGACGCTGGCCGGAGGTTTGACGGCGGCGGGGGCTATTAACGCTAACGGCGGGATCAATGTCCCGCTGGCTGTCGGTGCGCCGACCGATACGGGCGCGGTTAATCGCTTTTATACGTCAGGATTGGCCGGTGCTGTATCAGCGTTGGTTCAGCCTATATACCTTAATTCCAGTTCGATCACAGTCGCGGGTTCCATTTCTAAAGCTTCCAACGATACTCTTGCCGGGTTGATGCAACGTTTTTCAGTGGGCGCAGCTTCTGCCGGGTCCAATGCGTACGGGTCAGCGGTTATTCCCCTGATAGGGCCTAACGGTCAATTTAATTACAGTTCCATAGCCGGATTTTCCCTTGCGGTCAACGCGACAGCCTTCGCTAAATTTACTTTTGGCTTAGGCCGCGGCTCAAAAACCAACAGAACCGGGTTGACGATGGATTCTTATTCCATGATTCCGGGCGATAATCTGGCCGTCAACTATGGGGAAATCGTCGACGTTACCATCAATACTCCTTACGATACTGTCCGCAAGGGGTATGAAATCAGAGTAAGGGAAATCTTTTATGTATCGTCCGTTGGACACTGGCAGGTGAAGACGACAACCGTATTTCTTCCGGTAGGCCATAATGAGCTGATGCCGAACGGGCTGAACAGGCTTATTTTCATGCAGAGCGGACCACCGAGTATAGAAGAGCGGGAGGAAAAGGCGGCTCTTTATATGGAGCTGGGAGGCGGCAGTACCAATACCCTGTTCAAGATAGCTTCTCTCCGCGGCTTCATCAATTTCGAGGCAGGAACAGGCGTAAGCACCCTGATTATCGACGCGCGCAATGAGAAAACATATGCCCTTTCAGCCGACGCGGGCACAGGCACCAGGCACCTTTATGCCAATGGATTGACCAATCCAACCTATCACGCATTGGAAGCAATGGCCGTCAATGCTATTGAATCCGAGGAAACGGCGGATTTTGAAGATATTAACATACCTCTCTAATCATGAACGACGCAGAAATACAAATTCAGTTCCCGCGGCCCGGCAACTGGCAGGAATTCACGTTGACGGCCATTTATCAGGACGCTGGAGGTTACACCCGGACAGACCGCTATACGCAGGACGAAATTCCGGCGAACCAGACCCCGGCCATGGCCGCCGTCGTTGCCGCTCTGGTGGAACTGGGCGAGGACTGGCAAGCCGTCCAGGTATGGGCAAGGCTGGGAAAAGATGTCCTGACCCTTGCGGAGGATGGTGCCTATACAATGATTGATGCGGTGTCTTTGACCGTTGAGGCCGTCCATGCGGAGACCAAAGGCCGCAGGATATTTACGGTTTATGACTACCCGGCTTTTATCCTGACCGACCCCGCCGCCGTGGAGTTTTTCAATTACTTCACTACCTCTACCAATAACAACATAATCATATGACTACTAATAATCAATGCAATCATGCCGAGGCTATCGCCAGAGAAATGCACATGTACTATGCAGCCCAGGCACACAATGAGTCCAACACTCCAATCCCTCACTGGGCAGACCTGACGGAAAACGAACAACAAGGATGGATTGCCGTAGCAAATACTGCCCTCCCGATCATCGGTAAGCATGCGCTGGAAGATGTTCGGGCCTATCTCGGCCTCAAGGCTTCCGGCGCGTCCACTTGGTGGAAAAAGGTTCTGCTGGGCTTGGCCTACGCCGCTGTTGGTGCTCTTGGTTTTTCCCTGTTCCAGGGCTGCGGCCATTCCGTGGACGTGACGCCGAAAAAGACGGTGGTATGCAAGGACGGTTCCTGCCTGGTGCTGGAGCCGGGGCATATCTCCTATTCCCAGGCCCAGCCGGAAACGGACGTTCCGCCCGTCGTTCAATCCCTGAAAAAGTGAAGCCATGACCGGATCTGTTGTCAACGCGGGCCTGCTGGGGGCTAATGCCCTGTCCGTGATTGCGTCCGTCACGTCAGGCAACCCGTTTTTGGAGTACATCCAGAACGGGGCGAGCGTGGCCGCGGTCATGGGAATTTTTCTGTGGCGGGAAATGAAACGGGCGGAACGTTATGAGCGGCTCTATGATGACGAACGCAAAAAACGCATTGATGCGGAAAATAAGTGTTCCGGCTGTGAGTTCGTCCGCAAGGCGCATGAAGAATTTCTGGACAACAGGGACTAGTTCCAACTGTAAAGTTTTTCTTACAAGTTCCCTTTAGTTAATAATCAATAGTTTCCGCATGCCTACCCTGTACATACTCATTGTGGACGAACCCGGAAAGGAGCAGTGGATGAAAATTTTTCTTACCGAAAGAGACGCCGCTTTTTTCCTGGCTCAATTCAATGAGTGGCATTTGCATGCCAAGTGTCATTGCTACACCGTGGAAGGCAAGCGGCTTGTGCAACTTATCGACAATCTGAACGAATGAATACTATAGAAAGAAAGATGGCCGCGGCTATCCTCCGGTTTGAAGACAGCCGCGTTACCGGGCCGGATTCCCTGCGCGTTTCCCGCCTTCCCGCCGCCGACAAGGGCGGCAAGTGGGAGATTTGCGGCATTTGCGACGGCATTGAACCGGACGTGTTTAACAGATTGAAGGCCCTGCTGGATGCCGGAAGGCGTGAAGAGGCCTGGGAGGGATGTCTCCAGTACGTCCTGGATAATACCGCAGCCGTGCGTTCCTGGCTGGGTTCCGCCGCTTATCCTGGCGTTGAATTCATCCTGCGGGATCATTATTTCAATTCCGGGAGCAGGAATACCGGGAAGATTTTGCAGCGCGCGCTGAATATTCACGGCGCCGGGCTTGTGGTGGACGGGATTGTCGGCCCCAGGACCAGGCAGGAGTTGCAGGACCAGCTGGCCGCCACGGGTGAAGCGGTGTTCCTTATCGCTCTGCAGGAGAAGCGTCAGGCGTTTTACCGTTCGTGTAAGCAGTTTCCTGTGTTCGGGAAGGGCTGGCTGAACCGCTGCGACGATGCGTTCAGCGTTGCCCGTTCCTTAATTTAAATTTGATGATAACATTTAATTATGGCTAAATTCTCCAACGTCACAATAACACGTGCGGGACGGTCTCATTTCGCTGCCGCCATGTCTGCTGGTTCCAGCATTGAATTTTCACACATTGAAATAGGTAATGGGCAGCCTCCGGCCGCGCCGGAAGATCTGACTTCATTGGTTGGGCCTCTTTCCCGGGTGAGTATTTCAAAAACTGACCATGTGGATGGCGTAGTAACGGTTCGTGGGACATTTGTCGCATCTGGCGTCACAGGAAATTTTTACTTGCGCGAAATTGGAGTTTTCGTCAAACCGTTTCAGAATGGCGGAGATCCCGTGCTGTTTGCCTATGCCAATGCTGGTGAATTGGCTGATTATTTCCCGGATGCCGGAAGCAATACCGTTATGGAAGAGGTGTTGACCGTCTCTATTGTCATCGGCAATGCGACGGTCATATTTCAGGCTTTTGATCCTAATGCCCGTGCTACATTACAAGATATGGCGGATCTAGAAGATAAGCTTGATATTGAAACGATAAGAATAAGTATCGAAGGATTGGGTAAAGAGACAGAGAATATTTCCAAGGCCATTGAAGAAGCAAAGGCAGGATTTGTTTCTAAAACAGGGGATAAGATGACCGGGAATTTGGAGGCTCCGAATTTCATCGGTCATTTAAATGGTTCAGCAGACCAGTTTTGCGGGTGGAGGTTTTTCACGGGGCTTGAAGAATTGAATAACTATGCAAAGAGCGACTTGCATGAATCATCCATGACTATTCCCAGTATCATTGAAAAGATGCCGGAACTGTCCCGTTTGATTCATGTGATGTCTCATGGGAATCAGAATTTACCTGCCGAAACTGGAATTCTGGAAATTCAGAAATTAAGGGGAACCCTTGTTCAGGCCATGTTTACCAGCTACGATGGCAGAATGTGGCGCGGCGGTATGTATTCGGGTACATGGACAGGTTGGGGCGGAACTGATGGGGTACCGACAGGCAGCCTTTCTTATTACGCTGGTCCTGTTGCTCCTGTTGGATGGATATTCTGTCAAGGTCAGGCAGTAAGTAGAGCAATTTATGCAGTACTTTTTTCGGTTATTGGTACTTCCTGTGGAGATGGAGACGGAAGCTCCACATTCAATTTGCCGGATTGCCGCGGTTGTTTTATTCGTGGTCTTGATGATGGCGCGGGAATTGATTCAGGAAGACTTCTTGGTTCTCTTCAACAACAGGGGCTGCCGAACATTAAAGGTACGACGGGATCATACACTTTTGAAGCAGGAGCCCTTTCGGGCGGATACCAAGGCGCATTTAGGACTGGAAACGGAGCAAATGGCGTATGGAGTTGTCGGAAAGACAATGGATATGCTGTCCCGCTCTCTTTTGATGCTTCCAAATCTAATTCCATTTACGGCGCGGCTGATGAAGTACGGCCCACAAATATTGCCTTTCCAGTAATGATTAAATATTAG